TCACACAGGTCGTCGCGCCAAATCAAGGTAATCAATATTTGGTACCTAACTTTGCGCCAATCACATACCAAGACTATAACCCAGCCGGTTCAAGCGGCGGTGATGGTTTCGGTTCACCTCCACTAGCCGTTGAGCAGAATCCTGCTCTAGGTCAGGGAAGCATCACAGCAACTCCAGCAGTTGCAGCAACAGCATTTGACGTATTCTACGCATGGACTACATCATTTGAATTAGCCGCAACACTAGGTGCTGAACTTGGTGAATCATATGGTGAAAAAGTAGACATTCGTGTATGTCAGGCTTTCTTATCATTCAAAGCAACACCAGGTAACACTAACTATAGCCCAACACCAGCAGACGGCTTTGCTCGTCCAACTCAGTTAGGTGCTATGGAATTGCTTACTGCTGGTCTACCAAGCAATACTGCTGGTTGGACTAATGGCTTCACTAGTGCTAGCGTATTAGAACTAGTTCGTAACGTCAAGCAGAATTACAAAGTTGCTCGCCTACCAGGCACTCCAATCATCGTATTGGACAGCAACGGTGATGCTCCTACTCCAACTACTACAGCAACAGCAGGGCAAGATGGTTCTTCATTGAATCGTATGCTTGCTGAATTGACTGGTGGTGCAGTATCACAGTCAGGTGGTTCAAACCTATCAGCACTTGGTAATGAACTATTGTCAACTGGACGCATTGAAAGCGTTTATGGTTGCGCAATAATCTTCACTACATTCTTGTCAGCAGCAAATCGCGTATTGCTTGGACAGCAGTCAACAAGCCCAGTGCTTGTTGGTGCATACTTCCACGAAACAGCAATTTTCACTGTTCTTAAGGAAGGATTGCAGATCAAGATGGGCGAGAAGCCAGGCGGATTACAGATGTGGTTGACTGGTCTTGCTTATATGGGTGCCGGTGTAGCCGATCCAAGACGTGGCGGCGCAATCAACATTTATCAGGCCTAATATTAAATTAGTATAGGAATAAAATAATATGTCAGTCCCCTATCAACGAATCAGTAATGCAACAGTAGCAGATATCATATTTTATGATCCTGCCGCTGAACGCCGAGCAGCACAGATGCAAGTCAACTGGGATGACTACTTCAAAGTAGGCAGCCAAGAGATATTGTATCAAATGGAGTTTGGTTGGTGGCCAAAGTATTGCGATACGGTTTTAGGGGCAACATATTACACTAACTTACCTAACGGTGCATTGATATCTTCATTCAATCCTAGTTTGCTCATCAAAAATGATCAAACATTGATACGCCTTGACACGTTCATGGCTGTCAAGATATTCTATGAAAGTATTGTATCAGATGTAAGCAATGTCAACGATGTTGATAAAGTAAACTTTGATCATGCTTTACGTAGATATCAGTTTGAATGGGAAAAAGCACTACAATTAATGAATTGGTACGATCTTAACCAAGATGCTCCTAACGGACCTACAACGAAGTTAGAAGAGAATTGGACAGCAGATGTGGACTACTTCAATAATGATCGCAGGTATTTTTGATGAGTAATATACCATTAATCGTAAAGCAGAATATAATTGATTACATCAAGGTAGTCGCAGACACACTTGTGCCTATCGTTGAAGTATCAGGCATATATCCTGCTGAAGATGCAATCGTACCATATGGCGTATATGTTGATGATGTTTCTACAATCAGTAGAGAAGTAAATCAATTAGGCGTCACAAGATGCGGCAGTGTCTATACGATGACTGATCAGTTTCAAATATTATTTGTAAGCGTTCAAAATGATCCTAAATGGATTTTTATTGAACAACGCATACAAGATATGAGTGCTGACGCAGCATTTTTTAATGGTTATTACGAAGTCACATTTACTCAAGATATTGTAATCGGTAATCGTAGTGAAAAACGTACCTATACATTTGATTTAAAACGCTTGAATTTTAATGATTAGCCACTAACTTAAGGAGAACTACAATGGCTTATATAACAGTTAACGAGACAGGTACTTTCCCTGCTCTCATTCTATCTACTGATATCGCTAACTGCAATGTTGGTGCTAACGGTAATGGATTTTTAGGTGGCAATCTGTTATCAGTCACTTGTCTACAAGATGTTACTATTACTAACAGTACTGGTATCTTCTCATGGACAGATTTTTGTTCTGCTAGTATCAACAAAGTCACTACACCAAGTGACAATGAAATTAGCACAAATGTCGTGATTGATCCAACAGGATGGTTTGGTAATGCTAACGCAACACCAAATACTAGTGCATCATTCTATGGTGTATCTGGTCTATCTGAAAACAGAGTAGAAGTTGCTTTCCGTGTTCAATTGAACAACAATAGCAACGTTGGAAACGCAGTACCAGCAAATACTTACGCTTATCATGGAGTTGGTTACATCAGTAGCCTTGCTCCAACAGTCAGCCCAGACAGTCCAGTTTGGGTATCACCATTGACAATCGCTGTCAATGGCGACATGAAGAGCGAAGGATAATTTGTAAAAACAAGGAGAGCGTGGTAACACGCTCTCTTTTTAATAAGTGAGGATAACATGAGCGATTTATGGTTAAAAACTACAGAAGAAAAGTTGCGTAGTTTGATTGCTGATGAGGCAAAACTTATGCCGATGTTAACAAACATGGAAGCAACTATAAGACAAATGAAAGCAAAGCAAGCATTTCGCCTAGCATTGCTCAATCAATTATTAGAAGAACACTATGACAAGTATAGTGGGAACTAATAAATACAATATGTAAATTAAATCAAGGAGATAATAAATGAAACTAGCACAATTAACATCTGAACCACAATTAATAGAAGTCACACTTGACGATAGTGATATCTTAGAAAAGTATGGTGAAGCCATCACGTTTCACACATATGATCGTCAACCAATGGATGTATTCATGCGCCTTGCTAATATAGATCAAAAAAATACTGGTGACTTGATTGAGATCGTTAAGACATTAATATTAGATGAAGAAGGAAAACAAGTTTTAAATGATAAAAACATGTTGCCAACTAGCGTATTGATGAAAGCGATACAAAAGGTGACCGAACAGTTGGGAAAATAACAAATGACACGCTTGACATGAAAAGTGCCAAGATGGTGTCAATATTACAATTAGATGGACTTGGTAAAAGATATGGTCTTTTACCAAGTGAAGTACTACAAAGAGGTAATACGTTTGATTTGTATATATTAGATTGTGCGTTAAGTTTTGAACACTATCATCATGAAAAAGCGATGAATAAGGGCAAAGCACCAGTACCAAACTATTCGCAAGATCAATTGTTAAATATACTAAAGAAAGGCAAATTAGAATGATTACATTAAATGTTAAAGGTGTACAAAAAGTTTCTACAAAATTGAAAAAAATTGAAAAGAAACTTGATAAAGTACCTGATGAAGCACATAAAGTATTTGTTGCTAATACCCCTATTAGAAGTGGCAATGCAAGACGCAATACCAAATTGCAAAAAGATACAATCAAAGCAAATTACCCATATGCTAAACGATTGGATGAAGGCTATAGTAAACAAGCACCAGATGGTATGGTTAAACCTACCGTAGAGTTCATACGTAAGCGTATAAAGCAAATTTTAGCAGGCAAATAAAATGGCTGATAATATAGATATTAACGTTAATGTTAACACAAGTCAAGCACAACGTAATTTAAATAACCTTAACAAACGTCTAGATGATGTTAACAAAAGTTTTGGTGGATTAAAATCTGTGCTTGGTGGTTTAGCAATAGGAACAATTGTTAATAACCTATTAAATTTTGCAGCGAGCATGGTCGATGTCGCAAATAGCACCGATATCGCGTTAGAAACAGTTATTGGATTCAGTCGTGCAGTACAACAAAATGGTGGCGATATCGCCGGTGCTCAACAAGCATTACAAAAATTCAATGTCACCATTGGTGAAGCAGCACAAGGAAGTGCAGGCGCACAAGAAGCATTTAGTAAAGTTGGTGTAAGTTTAGATGACTTACGTTCACTAAGCCAACAAGATTTATTGCGCAAAACTATACAAGGCTTGAATCAGATACAAGATGCAAGTCTACGTGCTAAATTAGCAAGCGAATTATTGGGTAAATCTTTTAGAGAGATAGACCTAAAAGGTTTAGCCAATGATTATGATGGTGCTATAAGAGGTAGCAAATCATATGTTGAAGCAGTAAGAACTGCTGACCAAGTGCAAAATAATTTAGAAAAATCATTATCCGATCTAACAATAGCATTACTAGTAATATTACAACCTATAGGTGAATTAGCAAAATCAATCAATACTAATATAGATACTATCATCAAATGGGGCAGTGCAATATTAGAATTTGGTAAAGTAGTCGCAGTATTTTTTGTAGTCGGTCGTGTCGTCGGTTTGTTAGTAAAAGGTTTTGCATTATTGAGTGGTGGTATCGCTGGATTGATTGCAGGTGCTGCTGGAATAATGAGAACATTCGGCGCATTTACTACTCAATTGAAAGCAGTTGTAAAGGAAGGCGCTATAACAAGCGAGACATTCAAAGGTTTACAGAAACGATGGAAATATCTACAAGATGAAATTCCATTATTAGCAAATGGTATCGCAGTAATCTCAGCCGCTCTTTATGGAGCATATGCTGCTGGTAAAAAGTTTTTAGGATTACAAGAAGATTTATCTGGACCAGTAGTCATACAAGGCGAAGGCGCACAAGCCATACCAGAAGGTTACTTTGAGAAACGCAGAGAACAACTTCGCCAAGTTACAGAAGCATTACTAAAAGAAAAACAAGCGATACAAGAAGTAACTGCTGCTTATCAACGCAGCAATGCTGAACAAATCGCAACCATAAATCTACAACGTTTATCATTGGACATGAGCCGTGATGAAGTCGATGTGATGAACGCTGTCGATCAAGTTATAAAGCGTAATGAAGAATCAATAAGAAAACTAAAAGATCAAAAAGCAAGTTTGGCTAGCGATAGTCCATTGATTGGTGCTATCAATGCTGAAATCAAAAAACTAGAAGAAAGTTTAGAAACTGATAAGCGTGTTACTGCTGAAGCAGTTCGCAATTTACAGACAAGACAATTAGAACAAGAAAAACTAAACCTAATACTTGAAGAAACAAAACAACGTATTAGTGATAGTCAATCATTGCAAACATTGCAAACTCAATTGGCTGTGATTGGTCAATATGGTGATCAATTAGAAAATAATTTGATGATATTGCAAGTCACCGAAGAATTGCAACGTAAACTCACTGATTTAGAAGTAGGACGTTTAGAATTAGAAAATCAAAGAACACAATTAGGTGAAACAAGATTTGCACAAGAAATGGCACATCTAGAAGCATTACGGAATGCTGCTTATGAATATGCTGGTGCAAGACTTGAAGGCGAGCAAAAGATATTAGAAGCGCAGAGAGCGACTAGAGAAGATGCTCAATTAGGTGTTGAACAAGCAGTCGCAGATATTGCAAAACAATTTGAACCATATAACATGGCTCAAGAAGCAGTGAAAAAAGGTTGGGATGCTATTGGTAATGCAGTAGATCAATTTGTCGAGACAGGTAAATTTAAGTTTAGTGATTTTGCACGTAGTGTAATACAGGATTTAGCAAAGATGATTGCCAAAGCAATGATTTTCAAGGCAATATCATCAGCACTTGGTGCATTTGGTATATCAATACCAGGACTTGCATCAGGCGGTCCTGTAGAAAAAGGACAACCTTATATTGTTGGTGAAAAAGGTCCAGAACTATTTGTACCACAAGGTGCTGGTCAAATAATACCAAATAATAAATTAGGTGGTAATAACGGTGCTAATACAAATGTACCAACAGGTCCTATTACAAATAATTACAATACATATAACATCAATGCACTTGATGCTAAATCAGTAGCACAATTGTTTGCTGAAAATCGCAAAGCAATATTTGGTGCAAACAAAATGGCAGAACGTGAAATGAGTTATGTAGGAGCAAGATAATGCCAGCAGGTTTACAGACAATTATTAATAAAGCAAGTTCATTAACAATAGATCGCAGAAAAGTTGTTGGTATACAAGTTACACGTAATGAAATACCGCGCACAAGTTTGACACCAACAAAGCAGCCATGGCGATTTAAATTAAGTATGCCAAGCAGTTTACGATATTACAATAACAGAGACCTTTTAGAAGCATTGGATACAATTGATCGTTACACGCCCCAAACAATTACATTTAGTAATAATGCTTGTTTGAGTTGGATATTTCGTTATCAAGGTGCTATGACATCTGGTCAAATAAGTGCAATTACTGTTAGTAGTTTTATAGGTAATCAATTAATATTAGGTAATTTACCATCAGTAGGTACAAGCACAGTTTTATTTGAACCTAATGATTTAATACAACTTGGATCATATACATATCCATTTACAAGTACAACACAAATATTGCGTGGTGGTTCAAGCACAGTAACTATAACAACCAATAGACCAAATATTATAACTAGTTCAGTAGTTGGGGCAAATATAACAGTAGGTAATGGTTGTACATTCAATATGTTTTGTCCAAATATGCCTACATATAAATTGATACCTGGCGGTTATGTAGCAAGTGGTAGCACAACATTAAACAATGCATTGATTGAATTTAGTGATGATTTTGATTTATATGAATGGGTAGGTACAGCATGACGCAGAGTATACCTGAAGTAGGGCCAAATGTAACACAAATCAATAACGCAGAATTTGTGAAGATTACTATTTACAACGAGTATCCATATACAGATGCAGCAAATATTACAGCAAATAGTAGTTACATAATTCAATCAGCAGGTAATACCAATTGGACAAGTATCGGTGCAAGTAGTAATGCTGTTGGAACATATTTTACAGCAAATAATACAGGTTCAGGTAATGGTACGGCTGCAAATGTTACAGTTTTAACATTTAGTTCAAGTTATAAAAATGAAACTATTAGTGGCAATGTATATGATGCATTAGGTGGATTATTAGAAGTTGGGGCACAAAATAGAAATTTACGTGTAACCAGCGGAGAAACAATGATCGCATTATCAGGTATAGATGGTAATAATATCTATAACGTTTTAGCAACTAAAATTCGTGGTAGTGAAGTAGAAATATTACGAGGTTTTTATAATAACAATATGATATTAACTAACACTTATCCCAGATTTAGGGGAGTAATAACTAGTTACGGTATTAGTGAAGATCGTGATAATTTAGAAGATAATTTTACAGTTAGCGTAAGTGCAAGCAGTTATAAAACAGTATTAGAAAATAGGATTGCAGGAAGAAAAACAAATAAGGAAAGTTGGAGATTTTTTGATAGCACTGATAGTAGCATGGATCAAGTTTATGCTATATCAGGAGTAACATTTGATTTTGGACAAACACCAAAAGCAGGCCCAGTAATACCAGGCGGAGGTGGCTTCCCAACAGGTCCAGGCGGAGGTGGTTTCCGTAATGAATTCGGAGATCAATCCGACCGATGATTATACGCGAAGCAAATAAATTTGATATGCCCTATTTTATAAAACTAATTCATCGTATTAATGATGATGATGGTTTAGGTGATATAATTTGTGGTAGTTTAGATGATAATCATATTAATAGTATATTTGCTACAATTCTAGCAGGTGCGGGTATTTGTTATATTGCTGAAAGTGATGCACCCATTGGTTTAATTGTTGGAGCAATCAGTCCAAATATTTGGGCTCCTCAATATTTGTTTATGCATCAAATATTATATTTTGTTGAAGAAGAATACAGACATACAAGAGCAGGTTATTTGTTATTTAAAGAATTTGACAAAAAATGTAAAGAATTAGTAGAACAAAAACGTATACATCATATAACATTAAGTACTCCAAAAACATTATTAGAAATGAATTTTGATAGATTTGGTTATGAATTATGTGAAAAAACTTGGATAAAACAAGGTATGAGAAATGAGTAAGGTTGTTAAAAAAATTGCAGCAGCGGTTGCTGTTGTAGCCGCTATAGTTTTTACTGGTGGTACTGCATTAGCAGCAGTGGCTACAACCATTGGCAAAGCATTAGTAACTGCGGCTGTTAGTATTGGTATTAGTAGATTAGTTGCTAAACGTTCTAATATTCCTGCAGAAGCAGGTGGAGACGGTGGGGGTCGTGTTCAATTACCACCTGCAACAACTAATAAACTACCTGTAGTTTATGGTACGTCATTTATTGGTGGTGCGATTACAGATGCTATGCTATCTACAGATCAAAAAACGATGTGGTACGTTGTTGCATTAGCAGAAGTAAGTGATGATCAAGGTGGCGGTGGCGGAAGTTATACG